GTGGAGTTCCCAACAAACACAGCGCCCTTTAGGCGTAAACATCGTGAGATTGAAGGTAGCACATACGAAACTTTTGAAGCTTTCACTTCAGTTTCTCAGCAAGACAATTTTATGGATAGGGTGTTCTTTCCTATTAAGAATATTCAGAACCGTGTAGTAGCATTCATTGGAAGGTGCAGCCGTGGCGACAATTCTAGAAAAAGCAAATACTATATCTATCCTAGTAAAGCTCCATTACCCTTATATCCCAGTATTTTTCCAGAGCGTCCCAATAGTATAATTTTAGTAGAAGGTATATTTGACATGCTTAACCTACATGACAAGGGCGTATCAAATGCAGCCTGTATCTTTGGTGTAGATACTATGGCCAATACTTTGAGCGAGCACTTAATGCCAATCAAAGCTCAAAATATTAGTAAAGTCTATCTACTACTAGACGGGGATATTGCAGGCAGGACTGCAGCAAAGAAACTGAAACCACTGATTGAAGCCGAAGGCTTCTATTGTGAGATCGTTGAACTACCGGACGGCGCTGATCCCGGGGATATGGATCAAGAGGCTGTAAGTACTTTAAAGGAGTACATAAATGAGTAAGTTAGAGGAACTAGTATATAAGCGTAATGCAGTAGAACGTAGACGCAAATTACTAGAACAAGAGATTGCAGAATTAAATAAACAGATTGAAACAGTGTGTATACATTCCAATATAGCCAAAAGTAATAAATACATTCCAGGAGGTTATTGTTATAAATCGGAAAGCCTGATTTATGAACATTGCGCTGACTGTGGAAAACTTATGAAATGCTATTCTGAACTAAGATACCAGGGACATTACGAATGAAAATAGCAATTATCGACAAAGCCCCTAGCAGGAACGACTATTCAAAGTATTTTGAGTTTGAGTTTGACCTATGGCATATGTCTAGCGTGCCACTACCTGGAAAAATGCTAAAGAAAGACGTAGACTTAGATATTGATCTAACAGAATATGATCTCGTTATTCTTGTAGGCTCTGAGGCTGCTAAGAACTACGCAAATATTAAGAGTACTACCACAATGGCAGGTACTCTGGTAGACGATAAGTACGTGGCTCTACCTAATCCGGCTATGCTACACTTCAAGCCGGAGGGTAAGCCAGAGTTCCAGGCAGCCGTAGACAAGATTAAGAAATATGCCGAAGGCATCAAACCTAGTACAGTACTAGGAGATTTCAAAGGCATTAATAATGCAGAGGAAGCTCTAGCTTATCTAGAAGAAGTCTTGCAGAACAACACAGGGTATACTGCATGGGATACTGAAACAACGGCCTTGGCACCTCGCGATGGGTATGTTTTAGGCATCTCTATGACGTATAAACCTAGACAAGGTCGGTACATTATTACCGACATTCTTGACGAGAGACACTTCACGCTGCTACAGAAGATTGCTGATACTACTACAGTGATTTTCCATAACATGAAGTTCGACTATAAGATGATTAAGTATCATCTTGATATCGAATTTAACCGTAAAAACGTACATGATACTATGTGTATGATGTACGTTCTAGATGAAAACTCTAGTTTAAGTCTAAAGATGCTGGCACAGAAGTACACCCACTACGGGGATTATGATGCTGCACTAGACGACTTTAAAAAGAAGTACTGCCATGATAATAAGATCAAGGAAGATGATTTTACCTACGATCTAATTCCGTATGAAATTATGGCAACGTATGCATCTATTGATACAGCAGCTACTTATGAAATCTTCTTTATCTTCTTAGCTGCACTACAGAAGAATCCTAAACTAATGGGAGTTTACGAGGGCCTAATTCTTCGTAGTACGCTGTTCCTAATGGACATGGAAGAAGTAGGTATTCCAATGTCTAAAGAACGCCTACAACTGGCGGAAGTATTCCTAGATGAGGAAATTGCAGAAGCTACCAAACAACTATATGAATTTGAAGAAGTTAAATCTTTTGAGCAAGCAAACAGTGCTATATTTAATCCCGCTTCTCCTATCCAGCTACGCCGGTTACTATTTGATTTCGCAGGGATCTCTCCTACTGGTAAGCTAACGGCTACTGGCGCTATCAGTACAGATGCTGAAGTACTAGAGGAGCTTAGTGAGGAACACGAACTGCCTAAGGCAATTCTAAAGATTCGCAAGCTTAGTAAGATTAAGAATACGTATGTTACTAAATTGTTGCCAGCTTTAGACCGGGACGGTCGAGTGCGCACAAACTTTAATAACGTATTTACTACTTCAGGGCGCTTATCTAGTTCAGGTAAGTTTAATGCTCAACAGATTCCTCGCGATGATCCTATCATTAAAGGCTGTATCGTAGCTACAGAAGGCTATACGATTGTCTCCCAAGACTTACAGACTGGTGAGATGTACTATGCCGCAGTACTATCAAAGGATAAAAACCTGCAACAAGTCTTTAAAGATAAAAAAGACTTTCACTCGTCAATCGCTAAAATGGTATTCGATTTACCAGGTGAAGTAGATGATTCCTTTAAAGAAACGTTTAAGACTGAACGTCAATCGGCCAAAGCCATTTCATTCGGGATTTTATATGGGTCAGGTGGAGCAAAGGTAGCAGCAACCGTTACTAAAGCTTCTGGCGTAGAATACCCGCTGTGGAGGGCTAACGACGATATTAGTAGCTACTTTACTAAATTCAGCGGGCTAAAGAAGTGGTTGAACGAGCGTAAGAACTTCATTCAAGCTAACGGCTTTACTTATTCCTTCTTCGGACGTAAGCGTAGACTTCCTAATGTAAATTCCACGGATAAAGGGATTGCAGCAGGTGAAGTACGAAGCGGCGTGAATGCTGAGATTCAGAGTATTTGTTCAGACGTTAACCTACTAGCAGCCATGGACATGACTGATGAAATGAAACGCAAGAAGATGAAATCTAAAATCTTCATGTTAGTGCACGATTCAATCGTAGCGCTAGTTAAAGACGAAGAGTTAGATGAATACTGCAAAATGTTAAAAGACTTCACCCAGAAAGACAGAGGGTGTAGTATCCCAGGCTGTCCTATCGGAGTAGACCAGGAAATAGGAAAGGATTACTCTTTTGGAAAATGGGACAGAAAATATACAGTTGAGTCAAATAAGCTTTCCCGTGTACAGAATACCAAGAAAGCCTAACGAAGACAACGGTATTATATACCTAGCTACAGAAACTAGAGCTACGGATACTATTAATATTAAAGTCATTGATGATTTAAATATTAAGAAGAAAACCCTGGCAGAGAGGAGGATTGTTCTCCTCTCTCATCCAGAGATAAAACTATTTGACTTTCCAGTAGCGTGTTTCTTTATCTCAGATCTAGTTAAAGCCTCCAGACACAGAGAGTATCATTGGATAGATTCTGTGGGAAAAGTATTTAAATATGCTAAGACTTCTAGCTATAAATTGGTCTTCAAACGCATAACTAAAGTTATGAAGCAGCCTACTTACACACTACTAGAAGTAGAAGGCCTGTCTCATAGAATAAAGACGTTATTTCCACCGCCTACGCCTTCGCATGTGTACGCAGGAATACTCGTAAAAGGTTTAGAAACGGTATTCTATGGGTATTCGGAGACAAGTACTGAAAGTAACAGGTTAAGACGAAGCATATAATGACAAAAGCCATCATATCTAATAGAATATACATAAAACTTCCTAGTAACACAGACATTACTAAAAAGATAATGTCTGAGCTTACTTATAAGTTTAAAAAGAAAACTATCAATCCCAATATTCCGACTAAGTTGGAAATTGTTAAGAACTACAAGCTAATAAATCCTGATATTATCGCAATCCCCCAAGGTCGCCAGGATCTGATCCCCCAGGGATACTCGCTGGAAGATAGGCGGGTTACTAGTGTTGTGCCGTTTCCCACACCTAAGTTTCCTTTACGAGAAGATCAATTAGATCAGTATAATCTAATTGATGATTCCTGTTTCTTAAACGCACCGCCTGGATGGGGTAAAACCTTCACAGCGCTGCACTTAGCAGCCAAACTAGGGCAGAAGACGTTAGTAGTTACCCACAATACTAACCTTAGAGATCAGTGGATTAAAGATGCTGAGCGATTATTTAATTATCCCGTAGGTATCATAGGCAGTGGTAAGTTTGACATAGAGGACCATTTCGTAGTGGTAGCTAATATTCAAACACTTGCTAAAGTTACCGATAGGGTAGCGAAAGAGTTTGGCTGTATCATTATGGACGAAGCCCATCACTGTCCGGCCAGTACTTTTACAGAAGTAATAGATTCGAGCCACGCTAGGTACAGAATTGCGCTTAGTGGTACTATGGAGCGCACTGATGGTAAACATTTATTGTTCAAAGACTATTTTGGCAGTAAAGTATTAAAGCCTCCTAAAAATAATACAATTGATCCTATAGTTCACGTACTCGAAACAGGTCTAGTCCTGCCAGGGGCAGGCGACCAGTGGGTGGAACGTATGAATCAGCTAATGTACGATCCCGAGTATCAGAAGCTGATAGCAGGTATCGCTAGAAAGTATAGTAATCTAGGGTATAAAACACTGACTGTAGCTGATCGCACTGAATTCTTAGACGGATTAGGCTCGTTTCTAGGTGAAGATTGTATTGTGTGCCACGGGGAAGTTAAATTCTTAGAGGGTCGAGAAGAAGCATTAAAACGCATCTGGACTGATAAGAACCATATAGCTGGTAGTAGACAGATTTTTACTGAAGGTATTTCTATCAATATTCTCAGTTGCGCGATTCTCGCGCAGCCCTCGGGTAATCAGATTATCCTAGAGCAGTTGGCTGGCCGTATCATGAGACTCTGTGAAGAAAAAGCACATTTAGGCAGACCTGTGATTGTAGATATACAGTTCAAAGGCGCTACTGCAAAAAGACAAAATGAAGAAAGATTAGCCTTCTATTTAAGCAAAGGCTGGGAAGTGAAAAAGATATGAATGAATTTCTATACCTAGCCCTAGGAATGGGCGGAACGCTAAGTTTAATTATGCTCCTATTCTTTTATAGGGATATATTTAAGGACCTACGTGCTGAATATTTGCGTAGAAAAGAGGCGCATAATAAGTATTTAACCGATACTAATGAGTTAAACATCGAAGAGTACGAGTTCTATGCCCCTAGCATCTACTACAAAGAGCTCTTCACTACTATTCTATTATTCGGACTGCCGGGTATTAACTTAATTACTTTTACTTACCTGCTAAGCTTAGAAGGATATAAAAAAATAAAAGAGTTCCTTAACTCCCCAGTTCTACCATGGCGTTAATATTTAATCTAGATCAAACTATTAAAGCTGCACACGCTACGGGAAATACTTTAAGAGCTGTACTAGATTTCTGTATAAACAAGCCTATAGTTAAAAATGCTAAGTCTAGGTTTATACGTGTAAATCCTAAAGCTGTGCTAGAGGGGTATTCCTTTATTATAAACCATAAGGATCTATTCGCGGACAAAACCACAGATAGTGCATTTATAGATCAGTATATAATCTTAGCAGGTAAGCGAGATTATCATCTCTATAAGATGTATAATTATACCAAACTACCCCTATCCTACTTTCCTGACCTTAATAAGGACAGTATAAAGTACAACCCCTTATTAAAGGTTGAACAAGATGACATCGCATTCAGATACGAACCATAGCGGGCCAATTAGGTCAGGTAAGTTTCAACGTAGGCCGGAGTACGTTGAGGCTCTTCAATTCTTCTATACTACTGAATGTATTCTAGCAGTGCAGGAGTTCTGCGGAAAAGCTCTACTAGAGGTAAATAAGCAAAGACATATGACGGCAGTAGGGTACTGTGTTATCCACACTAACATAAACAATGTCGCCTGTGAAAGTCTTTATGAAGGTCGTATTTGTAAAGAGTTCGACTATGTGGTAAAGTATGAGGACGGTAGCTTTAATGTTATGAGTCCTACTAACTTTATACAAACCTTCGCTCCTCTAGAAGAATTTTAAGCTTGACTTTACGGTTAAACTAGAGTATAATATTCACATACGGCGGAAAATGAGCTGTATATTCAACGAAACAAACTTAAACAGAAAATAAAAGGTTACAAATGGCTTTAAAATTTAACAGCGTGAACGGTACTGCAGCTAAGAGCAAAGTAGATTTATACGAATACAAAGACGGAACTAATTCAGCCCGTTTAGTGGGTGACATTCTTGCCCGCTATCTCTACTGGGTACCCGCAAAAGGTGGTAAGTCTCTTCCTATCGAATGTCTATCGTTTGATCGCGAGAAAGAGCGTTTCACTAACGTAGAAGTTGACCACGTTCCTAAGTACTTCCCTGATATTAAGTGTCAGTGGTCTTACACTATTATGTGTATTGACCCTAAGGATGGCAAGGTTAAGCCTATGCCTCTAAAGAAGAAACTCCTGCAACAAATTATGTCGGCCGCTAGTCAGCTAGAACTAGATCCTACCGATCCGGATACCGGATTCGACGTTATTTTCAGTAAAGAGAAGACTGGTAGCGAAAAGTTTAACGTAGAGTATACTCTAATGCAGCTTAAGCTTAAGTCACGTCCTCTAACTGATGCTGAACGTGCAGCGGTCGCAGAAGCTAAGACTATCGACGAAATCTACCCACGTCAAACCCCTGAAGAAGTAAAAGCCTTCCTAGAGAAGATCACTTCGCCTGAGGAAGAAGATGATAGCGGTGTAGATAAAGAAGCTGTAGCCGATATTTAATACAATTAGCCCCTGCGCTACAAAAGCTCAGGGGCTTTTTCGCCTGAAATTATATGACAATATTTGTATTTGGAAGCAACACAGCTGGTAGGCACGGTAAAGGCGCAGCACTAGAAGCTGTGCAACGTCATGGTGCTATTTATGGTAAAGGTGTAGGGCTACAGGGCAGATCTTATGCGATTCCTACTAAGGATCACTATTTACGTAGTTTGCCCCTATTAAAGATTAGGCCCTATGTGGATCAATTCTTAAAGTTCGCTAGAGATAATCCTAAACTAGAATTCTTTGTTACTAGAATTGGGTGTGGTCTGGCGGGGTATAAAGATGTGGACATTGCCCCTATGTTTGAAAACGCACCTAGTAACTGTATTTTGCCGAAGGAGTGGTTGATTGAAACTAATGCTAACAGCTGATTGGCACATTAAATTAGGCGCTAAGAATATTCCGGAAGAGTGGGCCGTGAACCGGTTCCACTCTCTGTTTCGGCAGATTCATAAGAAGACTGAGCAAGTAGACCTTCATATTATAGCAGGGGATATTTTCGATAAATTGCCCAATATGCAAGAGCTTGCCTTATTTATGGAGTTTGTTACATACGTTAATGTACGTACTTTAATTATTGACGGCAACCACGAAGCCACTAAGAAGGGCGTTACGTTCTTCTCGTACTTAAAACAAATGTGCTCTAGCCTAAATCCTTTAGTGCAAGTTATTGACGATTATCACGACGAGTATGGA